CCGCCTCTTGTAATCTCTCCTTACAAAGATTTGGCAGGAACTGGCGACGACCAGCCGACATTACCGCAGGTCAGAGGGTACTTACCAAGATTGGAAACGTCTGTCCGGTCGAATCTGTCTTACGGCCCCCAGGTTGCACAGTGGGCAGAAAGGCATCAAAACATTTGTCTGTTCGATTGGCAAGTTCGTGCATTGACTGGTCAACTTAGCCACGACGAAAACGGCGACCTTTTATTCCGTGAATCTTTATGCAGTACAGCTCGACAAAATGGTAAGAGCCAAGGCGGTTTGTGTCCCCTTATTGGATGGTGGCTTACTGACTTTGCCAGGCTTCGAGGCACCCCACAAAATGTGTTATCGGTTGCCAACCGTTTGGATCGTGCCGAAAGCATTTTTAATTTGTTAGCACCAATCCTTGTTGAAACATTTGGCGCTAAGGCAATGCGTACGTTTGGGCGCAAGTCGGTCACAATGCCCGATGGTTCTATGTGGGAAGTAAGAGCTGCAAGCCCGAATTTGCATGGCGGATCGTATGACCTGATCGTGGTGGACGAACTTTTCAACGTCTCCGAGTCCTGTTTATCGGAGGCCCTGCGCCCTTCACAGATTGCACGCAAGTCACCTTTGCTGAGTTGCTGGAGTACAGCTGGTGATGAGTCCAGTAAAGCGATGATTCATATGCGTGAAACTGCTATCTCTGAACTTGAAAAAGGTGAGCCTTCACGGTTGTATTTTGCTGAATGGTCTATTGGTGATCGGGACTGGCGTGACCCTGAGAACTGGGGTTACGCAAACCCTGCTCTTGGTAAAACGATCACGATTGAGGCTTTGCAATCTGTGTCTAAAAAAGATTCGTTTATGCGTGCCCACTTGAATATGTGGATTAGTTCTCGAGGCAGTTGGTTGGAAGAAGGCGTCTGGGCTTCATGTAAAACTGATGATCCGATGCCTGCCGGTGGCGTGCTGGCCGTAGAAATGAGCATGGACACCAACCGCTATGTTGGCGTCAGATCGTCAATGTTTGATGGGATTGTGCACACTCATGTCGAATTCATTGTTGACAACGAGACAGCATTGTGGTCTGAGATTGATCGAGTCATGGCCGACAAGCTTGTTGCCCTGGCTATCACCCCAACTCTTGAGATACACGCACCTTTGAACTTGCGTCGCCGTATGACTGTGGTCGGTCAGGCCGAAATGTTGAAGTGGACTGGCATTGCACAAAAGATGATTATTGAAGGCCGTGTCAAGCACTCTGGTCAAGTCAGTTTGTCAGAGCACGTATGCCGAAGCGTCCTTGTCAAAACTGGCATGGGCGTCATGATCTCTCACAAGTCAAGTCCAGGCCCTATCGAGTTGGCTAAGTGTGCAGTGTGGGGCATTGCGTTATCAAGCAAGTATCAGAATCGGGTTAAACCCATGATGGTAGTACGGTGAACTAATATCGGCATCGTGTCGGTGGGGTCGTCGGGGCCCCATCGGCATCCCCCTGCAAAGGAAAACTAATGGGATTATTTAGCAAAAAAGAAGTCACAAAGGCTGCAATTAGTCCTATTCCTGAGGAATCAGTAGCCGCTGCAGTTGGGACAAATTACTACCGACAGAACAAAGCACCAAACACGATCGGCAGTTGGTATACCTACCAGTCTGGGCTAGCTCGTAATCGTGCCATTTCTGTGCCTGCGATCAGTCGAAGCCGTGACCTTATGGCTTCAGTGTTGGCAAGCATGGAATTAAAAATGTGCACCGAGATCTGGAACGGCAACGAAATGGAAACCGTCCCGTTGGCACCACGCACCTGGTTACGCCAACTTGATCCCGAAATGCCTAACTCGTTCTTGTTCCCGTGGATCTTTGACGACCTTTTCTTCTACGGCCGTTGCTTTCTCTATATCACCAGTCGCACAAAAGACGGTTACATGGCAAGCGCCACCCGTTTGCCCCAAGGCTCCATTGACACGGCCGACGCTGAGGGTCCGGTGTGGTTCGGTAAAAGCAAAGAGATCTATTTCAACGGTGGAGCTCTTGACCCTGCCGATGTAGTTCAGATCTACAGCCCAACTCAGGGCATGATCTACATGAGCGAACAAACCATTGCTACAGCACTCAAACTTTGCGACGCCCGTTTCCGTAACGCAAGTTCAGCGATCCCAGCAGGCGTACTCAAGCAGACAGGTGGCGAACCGCTATCGGCTGAAGAGTTAGGTGCCCTGGCTGAAGCGTTCAATGAGGCTCGAAGCACTAATCAGACTGCAGCTCTTAACGAGTTTTTGACGTACACAGAAACTACGGCCACACCGGACAAAATGTTGCTGATTGATGCAGCCGAATATCAGTCAAAAGAGATCGCTAACTTGTGCAATGTGCCCCCGTATTTGTTGGGTATTTCTACAGGTTCGTACGCATACACAAACAGTGCCGGTGCCAAATCCGACTTGTGGACCTTTGGATTGTCAATGTATGCACAAGCAATTTCGTCAGCCCTGTCACAGCAACTACCTCGAGGCACCTATGTCAAATGGGATGTTGAGAAGTGGCTAGAAATTGACAGTTACATGGAAAAAGAAACAAAAGAAGTTGAAGAAAACACTCAAGAGGAGTTGGCATGATCAGGTTTAGTTCAAACACTTTTGCAGTTGAAGCTGCAGGCCCAGACGGGCAAGAGCGTCGCACCATTACTGGTGTTGCTGTTCCCTATAACACTTTTGCCACAGTTTCAGACGGCACTAACGTGCAGTTTGCACCTGGCAGTTTGTCGGTTGAAGGCAAAGCACCGAAACTGTATATGTACCATGACTCGACACAGGCTGTCGGTTTGGTGTCAGAGCGTGTTGACAGTGCTGAGGCTATGTACTTCACTGCCAAAGTTTCAAGCACTCGTGCCGGTGACGAAGCGTTAGTGCTTGCATCCGATGGTGTCATTGACGCTGTTTCTGTTGGTGTAAATCCAACAGAGTTCAAGTACGACGACAACGGCAATATGACCATTCTTAAAGGTGATTGGGTTGAGTTGAGCCTTGTCCCACAAGGGGCATTTGCTGGTGCTACCATTTCCAAAGTAGCGGCATCAGAACCTGTCGCCGAAATCGTAAAGGAAACAATCATGGAAAGCACGCCAGTCGTCGCCGAAGAAATCATTGTGCCAACCGCACCAATCTTTGCTCAGCCCAAGCGCGAGTTTGCTATGCCAAGCGCATCCGAAATGCTCGCCGCCTACCACGCTGGTGGCGACACCTGGCACAAAGTAAACGATGCTTTCGTGCAGGCTTCACGCCGTAATCAGACTGCGATTCAAGCAGCAGCTGGTGACATTTTGACCAGCGACACGCCAGGCTTGCTCAGTGTCAGCGTGTTGGGTCCCGTTTTCCAAGACCTTAATTTCGTCCGTCCGGTCGTTAACGCTTTTGGCGCTCGAGCCATGCCGAACACGCCAAGCCGCCAGTTCGTGAGACCTACTATTACAACTCATACGTCAGCGGCCGTTCAAAGTGGTCAGCTTGACGCATTGTCGGCAACCACAATGGTCGTTGCTGCAAATACCGTTACAAAATCAATCGTCGGTGGCCAGGTGACCTTGAGTCGCGCCGATATTGACTTCACCGATCCCGCAGCAATGCAAGTCGTGTTGAACGATCTCGCCGGTGAAGTGCTTATCAAGACTGACGACATTGCAGCCGACGCACTCGTTTCGGGTGCAACCGCTTCGGGTTCAACTTGGACTGTCACGGCCGCCGATCCTTCAGGATTGTTCACCGCCTTGTACGACGCCGCTAGAGAAATTGCGGAAGATTCAAACTTCTTCCCCACCCATTTATGCGTGTCACCCGATGTTTGGCAAAAGCTCGGTCAGCAGACCGACGCCGACAAGCGTCCGGTATTTGGTTACAACTCCAACGGCATGATGACCACCAACTCAATCGGTAACGTCTCTGGTCTCCAGTACACCAGCATGAACGTTCTTGGTTTGAATGTGGTCGTTGACAACAACTTCGCTTCGGGAACCATGCTTGTGGTTTACGCACCAGGCTTTGAAATCTACGAATCAGGCCCGCAATTGTTGAGCCTTGACAACCCGAGCACCCTTGGCAAGAACCTGAGTATCCACCAGTACTTCGCCACGTTCGTTGCTAAGTCGAGCTTCATTCAGTCAATCACAATCGCCTAACTCTCAGTCCGAAAGGCGGTTAGCCGATCATGGCTGTTTATCAAGTTACTTTTCATCAGCGTTTGGATAACTATGCGGTTGTCCAGACGCTGACGGAACCCGATGTTGCTGTCGGGCAATCAATGACTATTGCTGATTTGGGTCACGGCCTGAACGGCACTCATGTCATTTACGATTTGCCTGCATACTTGTTTCTTGGTGTTGACTCTGAAGGCGATTTGCTTTTTGATGTCAACCAGCCAATACCAAACCAAGTTTTGTTTTATGACGCTGGCGACGATCTAGCTCGTACTGCCGCTATCCCACAAGGCACTTTGACTTATGTCGAAACCTGCACTTGGGTGACAGGGCCACAAATTGCCACATATTTGGGCATAACTACAGCTGGTGACGAAACTGCTTTCTTGGTTCAATGTGCAGCTGCTGCAAATGCGTTCTGTTTCCGCCGTCGCCAAGAGTCCGGATACACCGACGCTCTCACCACTTCGCCTGGTGGAGATGTCACCCTCGGTACGCTCATGTATGGCTCTGCCCTGTATCGACAAAGAGGAAGTGTCGATCAGTTCGCCAGTTTTACAGATATGGCGTCAGCGCCCGTTGTAGGGCTCTCAGGGCTCGTCAAACAGTTGTTAGGCATCAGTAGACCACAGGTCGCCTAAAATGGCTTACACGGACTTTCTGAATGAGGCGCTTGATGATCTCGTTACTACTCTCCAAACTATTTCGGGCTTGCGTGTTGTTAACGATCCTCGGCACATTGCTCCACCTTGCGCTTTTGTTGATGCTCCGACCATCGAGTCGTGGAACGGCAACATCGTTAAGATGACTTTCCCCGTTACCTTAATTAGTAACGGCCCAGGCAACCTTGACGCCCTACGCCAGCTCTTGTCACTTACAAGCGAGTTGGTCACAAAGGACATTGCGGTGATGAGTGCCAACCCTAAAGTTGTTTCAGTTGGTGGCGCTGACTATGCCGGATACGAACTAATTATCCCCCTACAAGCACAGGATTCATGATGAACAAATATGTAATCACAAGTAGTCGAGTCGGCGTGATTGGCACAGCGTTTGTTGCTAGCCCGTCCGACGATATTGATTGGTTGATCGCTGGAGGCTTCATTCAGCATTCCGACACTCACCCAAGTAAGGGTGCTAAATTAGCCAAGAAGCCCGACGCAACCGATTCTCAGGAGTAATCATGGCCACGTCGACTTACCTATCCAATCCGATCGTTTCCATCGGAGCCGTTGATATCTCGGATCAGTGCACAAGCGCAAACTTGTCGCAGAAGATCATGGCTTTGTCTGACAATGCCTTCGGTTCGACTGCTACAAGTTTCACGGCAGGGTTGCAGGACAACACCTTGACCTTGGAGCTCTACTGGAGCACAGCCAGCTCAGAGACTTACGCAACTTTCAAAGCCCTTGTCGGCACAAAGATTGCGTCAGTAACCATCAAGGGCACGTCGGCCGCTACTAGCGCCACGAACCCCCTTGGCACTTTGGCTAACTCTTACCTCGAAGAGCTTCCAGTTGTTTACACTCTTGGCGAATTGAGCCGTTGCACGATCACACTTCGTGGCGGAACCTTTGCTTGGACTGAAGTCTGATCTAACCAAAAGTTCCTTTTCAATAACAAAGGCCTTCGGGCCCTACTGGAAACAGTTAGTTGAAAAGGTCGCACTCGACACAACAGAAAAGGACCCGACATGAAACTAACGATCCGTTTTGACATCGGTCAAGGACCAGCAACGATCACAAGCACTCTGGCAACACTCGTTGCTTGGGAACGCCGTTTCAAAATGAAAACCAGTGACCTAGCCGACAACTTCGGTATGGAAGATATGGCTTTCATGGCTTGGTACACAGCAAAGATTCAGACCGAACACGGCCAAACTATTCCGGTGGAGTTTGATTCGTTTGTTAACAAGCTCGTGGAAATTGAGATTGTGAGTACTGCGTCCTCAAACCCTACGAAAGCGGATCACACCGCCACTCTCTAGCGCAACTTTTGGTCATTACAGGCTGGTGGCCACCTGGTATAGACTTTGACTCGGACGACCTCTCGACAGTCGCCACGATTCTTAAGGAGAGGTGAACCATGTCAATGCAAATACAAGGACTTGAGTCCACCTTAAAAGTTCTTAAGACTGTGCAACCTGAAGTGCAAAAGCAATTCTTTAAGGACGCTAAGAAGATTCTTAAGCCTGTTGTTGATGAGGCAAAGAAGTTGTATCCCTACGGTGACCCAACTAAAAAGAATGGTTCTTGGCCGTCTGGTATGAGTCGCACTTGGGCACCTGGTGGCAGGTCATTGTTTCCCTATTTGCAAGGCACTGCTGTTCGAGGCGTAAAAGTTGAGACGTCATTGTCAAAGAAAAAGGATGCTGTTCTGAGCATTGTGAACAAGGATGCTGCAGCTTCAATTGTGGAGTTTGCCGGTACTAATCCAAACCGCCTTGCTGATGCTCTGAATGGCTGGTCAGAAAAGCCTCGAGTTATGTGGCGTGCATACGAAAATAACGCTGGTGCTGTTGAAGCCGAAATGAAAGTTTCGGTTGATGAAGTAATGGCACTTATTAACCAGGTAACGAAAACGGTGGTGGTCTAATGGCTATTCGAATCCCAATTATTACCGACCTGCAAGATAAAGGGATCAGGGACGCCAAGACAGCCTTCGGTAACTTTAAGACTGCTGTTAGTAATGCTGAAGGCGGTTTAGGTAAATTTAAGGCTGGCTCAAAAGCCGCATTTGATGGGGTCAAAGCGCAGGCAGGCAACATGGCGCTTATGGCCGGCACTGCCATTGCAACCTTTGCCATCAAAGCAATTGGAGACTTTCAAGATCTAGCGATTGCTGCAGGCAAATTTAGTGATGCCACAGGGCTAACGGTTGAGGATGCTTCAAAGTTCATGGAAGCAGCTGGTGACATCGGCGTGCCAGTTGACAAACTGGAAGGTGCTATTGGTCGTCTCAATCGGACTATCGGCGCCGACCCTGACAAAGTTCGTGACCTTGGCGTGGACCTCGTTTATTTGAACGATGGATCTTTAGACGTCAACGAAACATTCTTAAACACTATTGATCGCATTAAAGCCATTAAGGACCCTGCAGAAAAAGCCAAGGTTGCCGCACAGCTACTTGGCAAAGGCTGGCAGGACATGGCCGAACTTATCGAGTTAGGTGCCGACGATTTAAGAGCTTCACTAGACAGCGTTGACGATTCAAAAATCATTGACAAAGAAGAAGTCAACAAAGCCAAAAACTATCGGGCCGCTATGGACAATCTCAAAGATTCATTTGAGAAAATGGCTATTAACCTCGGCGAGCGTTTACTCCCTAAAGTTGCCGAATTGCTTGATTTATTGGCAAAACTGCCTGATGCGTTGCGTGGTGCTGGTGGCGTCGTTGAAGATGCTTTCTCGGATGCAGACTTGGCAGAAATGGGCAACGAAGCCGCAGCTGCACGAATTGAGTTTAAAGCCCTTGCCGATATGTACGGAGGCTATTACGCCAGTCGAGTACAAGGCGCCAAAGACGACACTTACAAACTTGAACAAGAAATGCTTGATCTTGAAGCAGCAACCACTGCAACTGATGAAGCTTTTGAAAAACTTAAGGGTGAACTGAAACTTGAAAGTGCTGTCCTTGATGCTAAGGAGATGCTTAATCAACTGAAAGATAAGGCTGTCGAGGCGTTTAATGGTGCTGATGGTGCGCTCGGCGAGTATGAGCAGAGTTTGATTGACGCCAAGTTAAAGGTGCTTGACCTTGCCGAAATGATTACTTTGACTGATTCGCAAAAAAATCAGATTCGAGTTCTTGTTGATACTGGTGAACTTGAACGCGCTTTGGGTCTTATTGGTATTATTTCTGCTGGTGGTTACACGCCCGAATTGAACGCAATGCGTTTTCGTGGTGCACGTGCAAACGGTGGTCCGGTCATGGGTGGCGGCACGTACCTTGTGGGTGAGCGTGGCCCTGAACTGTTTACACCGTCGTCGTCTGGGAACATCACACCGAACCATGCGATGGGCGGTAACACGATCACAGTCAATGTGAACGGTGGCGACCCCAACAGCATTGTCAGAGCGTTACAAGATTACGTGCGTCAGTCGGGCCCAGTGCCGGTCAACACTAGGGCCATGTAATGCCGA